ACGACCTCACAATTAGAATCGGCTCAAGCCGCAGATAAAAGGACAAACAATGCCCACAACATACTTATCCAATCCAACAGTCAACGTGACCAGCCCTTCAGCCATGGCCTTAACGACTTCATGCTCTGCAGCGGTGCTCACTTTGACCGCCGAGGCGTTGGAAAATACGAGCTTCGGAAGCACCAGTCGCACCTACACGGCAGGCCTCTTCAGTAATGAATTGACCTTGACCTTGTTCCAAGGTTACGGAACGACCGAAGTTGAAACTTTCCTGAACACTTTGTTTGGTGTCGCTTCAACAATCGTTGTCAGCCCATCCGGAACGACCGAGTCAGCTTCCAACCCTGAGTACACTCTCACTGGTTGCTATTTGGAAACTGTGACACCGATCAACACGACCGTTGGCGAGCTCTCAGTTGTTGAGGCAGTGTTCAAGGGCGGAACTTACGCTCGAGACATCACCACCCCGTAATCAAGTAATCCGAACCCGACTAGGAGAACAATGAAACTCACACTCAGCGTCAAGCTCACCGATGGTGAGACCTACAAAGTGGTCACGAACCTTTTCGTCATCATCGCATGGGAACGCAAATTCAAGCGACGATCATCAGATCTATCAAACGGAATCGGAATGGAAGATCTTGCGTTCATGGCCTACGAAGCCAGCAGAACACAAGGTCATCCAGTACCGATCTCCTTTGACGAATTCATTAAGCAATTAGAAGATCTAGAAGTTGTGGAGACTGAATCGGCAGTCCCTACGCAGGAGGCTTCCGAAAACAACTAGCAGAGCTGCTCGTTGCGACCGGATACTGGCCTCCGACAATTACATTTGAAACAGACGATCTGGCGACCTGCGTTCAGATCATCAACGAGCAGAGAAAGAAAACCTAATGGCTGCAGATGTGAGACTTGATACTTACGGTCTGCAAGACGCATTGAAGAAAATGCAGAAGATCAATCCTGCTATCCGTCGTACTTTGCTTAAGGATACGAAGGTCGCGGCTCAGCCTTTGGTGGATCTGATCAACAGTCGAGTCCCAACGACGCCACCGTTGAGCGGTATGAATCACAACGGTCGCACCGGGTGGAAGAACGTCAAAAAGGTACAGATCTCGTTAAACACTCGCAAGCCTCGCAAGGGTTCGGCGACTGCTGGCGCTGAACAGATTGCAGTAGTTCGTGTGGTCACTAAAGGTGCTCCCGTGGCGATTACGGACATGGCTGGTCGTGCTGGTGGCACTAAGTCGCGCCGAGAGTCAAAGTATCGCCGACCTAATTTTGCGTCAGCTCTTCAGGGTGAACCGTCGCGCTATATGTGGAAAGACATAGATCAGATGGTCGCCGAAACTGAACGGGCCTTGAAGCCGATCATTGACCAGTTCATGGTTGATGCACAAAGAGAGTTCAACTGATGGCTATTAACCTCCCAATTATTTCTGAGTGGAATCCCAAGGGCATAGATAAAGCGATTGCCGACTTTAAGAAACTTGAAACCAACGGCGAGAAGGCAGCGTTTGCAATCAAGAAAGCAGCAGTTCCTGCAGGGCTTGCCATCGCAGCTCTGGGCGCTGTTGCTGTTGACGCTGTTAAAGCGTTCATGGAAGATGACAAGGCCGCCCAACTACTTGCCACCAGCCTACGAAACACGACAGGCGCTACTGACGCACAAATCAAGTCAGTCGAAGCGTTTATTACTAAGACGTCTATTGCCGCAGCTGTATCTGATGACGAACTAAGGCCAGCCTTAGACAAGCTTGTAAGAGGTACCGGCGACGTTACCAAAGCACAAGAGCTAATGACTTTGGCGCTAGACATTTCTGCTGGTACAGGCAAAGACTTAGGCGCTGTATCTGACGCCCTGTCAAAAGCATTCAACGGGCAACTGGGGCCACTGAAGAAGTTAGACCCAGCCCTTGCAAGCCTGATTGAAAACGGCGCTAGCACCGACGAGGTTTTTGCCGCATTGGGCAAAACTTTCAAGGGTGCCGCTTCAACTTCAGCTAACACCGCTTCAGGCAAAATGAAATCGTTTACCATTCAAATGGGCGAATTCAAAGAATCAATCGGCGCCGCCGTATTTCCAATAGTCGACAAACTGTTACCAGCGTTCAAATCTGTTGCCGATTTCGTAACCAACAACACCACGCTAGTAGTAACTCTTGGCGCTGTCATTGGCGGTTTGGCTGTTGCCATTATTGGTGTCAATGCGGCAACCACAGCATGGGCCGCAACAACTAAAGCAGCTGCTGCAATCCAAGCAGCGTTTAATGCTGTCATGGCGTTAAACCCAATCTTTTTAATGGCAGTTGCTATTGCCGCAATCATTGCAATTTTTATTGTATTGCAAGCAAAATTTGACATATTTGGTAAAGCAGTAGACGGACTTAAAGCAGGTTTTATGGCTTGGTGGGGTGTCGTCCAGTTTGTGTTCGGTGCAGTCAAAACAGGGTTTGCTGAACTAGCCAATCTCGGCAAGGCGATCTTTGACGGCATCGGCGGAGCGTTTAAAGGCGTAATCAACGCAGTCATCGCAGGTCTAGAAGGCGGACTCAACTTCGCCATCAAAGGCCTAAACATTATCCTTGACGGCATTGACAAAGCAGCAGGGCCTTGGGTCAACTTTGGCGAAATCCCAAATGTCAAACTGCCTCGACTAGCTGAAGGGGGAATTACGACGGGCCCAACAATCGCCATGATTGGCGAAAAAGGCCCAGAAGCAGTAATCCCTCTTGACCGACTCGGGAACATGGGTGGCAACACGATCAACATCACAGTCACTTCAGCAGATCCAAACGCTGTCGTCGCAGCTCTTCAACGATACGTCCGAATGAGTGGCCCAGTGCCAGTGACCACAAGGCCACTATGAGCAATCAGAACCTCTGGAAGGTCACAGTGGACGGATACAGCCTTGACGGGTTCGTCTATTCGCTGTCATTTTTTAATGGGAAGAAAAGATGGCTTGAAAACTATTCGCCTCAAAGTCTGTCGCTCACTATTGACAACTCGACAAATCTTGCGTCCGCTTTTTTGCCCGGATCAGAGATCAAGGTGTACAGGGACGGAGTTGGCACGAACAACAACGCTCGAAGCTTCTTTTACACTCAAGCAGTTTCTTACGATGACGGCTTTCAGTACGCCTCAGGTGGAGCGACAGCAACGATCACAGCGATTGACCTCTTCGGAGTGTTGTCGCGTGAACAATTAGTAGAAGAGGATCTGGGCGACCTCAACACTCTTGAGCAACTGTCCCCATACACAGCATTGATCAGTTTTACAAACGACGGGAACAGTGCAGCGTTTAATACACAGAACTACACTGGAACGATCGGTGCTCGACTAGCCCAAAATATGCAGACCGAACACGGTCTCATGATTAACTACGGCGACACGATCAAACTATTGGCAAGGTCACAGATTGGCGACAATGTCTCAACATTGTCGTTCGGCGGTACAGCATCGGCGACCGTCCTTCCCATGAACGCAGTATTCAGATCGGCCCTCGGCGATTCGTTCAACAATGTCGTCACAGTAGATTCCCCACCCGGCTCATCCACAGCAACAAACGCTGCATCAGTTGCGCTATACGGCACTTATGCAACTACTACGACACAAGTAGACGGATCGCTGACACAAGTTCAAGGATGCGCCGAATATCTTGCTGCACTTATGGGCGACCCGTTAAGCGATAATCAGGTCTATTTTGAGATCCATGTAATGGATTACGCGGTCAATCCTTCAACTCTGACATTGTTTCAGCAATACAACGACTTCATCAGTCAGAACATAGATGTCGTCTATCGCATCCCCGGCACTGTCTCAAACACGACCTACGAATGCGTCATCGAAGGCCTACAGATCAACTCAGATCCTGAGAAGACTGAATATGTGTTCTTCTTGACTCCAGCAGCTCTGTACCGTTCGTTCATCCTTGACGACGCTATTTTCGGTACTCTTGACAACAACAGACTCAGCTACGGCGTAGCAGGTTTCTAAGGAGAAAAATGCCTACACAATTAGGAGACTACACAGCAGGCCAGATTCTGACCGCTGCCGACCTTAATGCCATTGCAACATGGACGACCTTCACACCATCTTTCACCGGAGTCACTCTCGGCACTGGATCATCAAACACTGGACAATACTGTCGAGTCAATAACATCCTCTTCATCAGAACCAAGACTATTTTAGGTACTGGCGGATCGTTCACGAACCCAGTTCTAACTGTCCCAGATTCGGGAGTGATGACAGGAACTCCGACAATGTTGTGGATGCCCTCAATGCATGGAGTAATGATTGACGCTGGAGTCAACTCCTACGCTTTGGCAGTTATTCACAACTCCACAACTTCTCTCGGGGTCTACGCACAGACCGCTTCCGGCACTTATGTCACTTGGACTTCAGCAGTATCTTCAACCGTCCCATTCACAAGCGGAGTCAACGACTATCTTGAACTCTCCGGATACGTACAGGTGAACTAATGATCTCAGCAACTTGCAAAAACACTGAATGCATTGAACTAGACATTCTCTATAATTGTGAAGGATTCTCCGATCCGATCAAGTGCGGAACTTGTAACCAAGACTGCGAACTGACCGATCCTCAACCTGACCCCGAGCGACCAACATGAAAAGTCTCGC